TAGCATGGAATCTGATTACTAAGGAGTTTGGAATACAAAAAGATAAAATTTGCGTAAGTGTTTATACAAATGATGAAGAAGCATTTAAACTGTGGAAAAAAATAGCAGGACTATCTGAAAGTAAAATTTACAAAATAGCAACAAATGACAATTTTTGGTCTATGGGTGATTTAGGACCTTGTGGACCTTGTTCCGAAATATTTTATGATCATGGTGACCATTTGCAGGGTGGACCTCCTGGAAGTAAAAATCAAGATGGAGATCGTTTTATTGAAATATGGAATCTAGTTTTTATGCAATTCGAGCAAATTTCAAAAGATAAAAGAATAAACCTTCCTAAACCATCAGTGGATACAGGAATGGGATTAGAAAGAATCTCAGCTTTACTTCAAGGAACCCATGACAATTATGAAACAGATCATTTCAAGACTTTAATTGAAGCTTCTTCAAATTTAACTAAAACCAAAACTACTAAGGAAAACATAGCCAGCCATAGAGTTATAGCAGATCATCTTAGAGCATGCTCATTTTTGATAGCAGAAGGAGTATTACCTTCAAACGAAGGTAGGGGCTACGTCTTAAGAAGGATAATGAGAAGAGGAATGAGACATTCTCATACTCTTGGTAGTAAGGAGCCAATTTTTTATAAAATGGCACCGATCTTAATTAAAGAGATGTCAGATTCTTATCCTGAATTAAAAACCACTACAATTAAGACCTGGCAAGAGATATTTCCTGAAAATGTATGGGGTAGGATGCGGTATTCTCCTCCTATATCTCATCATTTGAAACTGCCTTCAAGAGATGGTGCTGCTGGTATAGACTGCGAAGTCATTTTTTTAGCACTAGACCAACCGAAGGATGTGCGAAAATTGTTATCGCTTGAATTAACTGGAGCTTGGATAAATGAAGCAAGAGAGTTACCCAAAGCTGTTGTTGATGGACTAACACATAGAGTTGGAAGATACCCAACAAAAAAAGATGGCGGTGCTAGTTTTTATGGTGTGTGGATGGACACAAATGCAATGGATGATGACCATTGGTGGTATACTCTATCAGAAAAAGAAAAGATGGGAGGGAAATTTTCTTGGAAATTTTTTACACAACCTCCAGGTGTTTTAAATGTTGCTAAACACAAATTACCAGATAAACCTGAAGCAAAAGGATATGTTTTTTCTGCTGGTCGTTGGTGGAAAGAAAATCCTAAAGCTGAAAACAAAGCAAATCTTCCTTCAGGATATTATCAGCAAATATTAAATGGAAAAAAATTAGACTGGATTAGATGTTATGGAGAAGCAAAATATGTGTATGTCCAGGAAGGCAAACCAGTATGGAGTGAATATGATGATTCAACAATGGTTGCACACACACTTGAACCAGAAAAAAATATTACTATCCAGGTAGGATTAGATTTTGGTTTAACTCCAGCTGCTGTATTTGCACAAAAAATGCCAAATGGCAGATGGCACATATTACACGAAATAGTAACTGAAGATATGGGATTGGAAAGATTTGGTACTTTTTTAAAATCTGAAATAAATAACTTGTATTCTGAATATCAAATACAGGTATGGGGAGATCCTGCTGGACAAGCAAGAGATCAAATTTATGAAGTAACTGCTTTTGACCATTTAAAAACTTTAGAGATTAATGCTAGACCTTGTATGACTAATGATTTTAAAGTAAGACGTGAAGCATTAGCAAGTCCAATGGGCAGATTAATACAAGGCAAACCAGGACTATTAATAAATTCTAACTGTACTAATTTAAGAAAATCTTTATCAGGTGGCTATCATTTTAAAAGAGTAGAGGTTTCAGGACAAGAACGTTTCAGGGATATACCAAATAAAAATCAACACTCACACGTTGGGGATGCGGCAGGATATTGTTTGTTAGGTGGAGGAGAAGGCAAAACATTAACAGTTAAAAAAAATTATACTTTTACTGGTCCTACAGTAGCTAAATCAGATTTTGATATATTTTAAAAAAAAAAATTTACACATAAAAACAAGGGTGTTATTGTATGCAAAGGTATTAAGTCAGTTACTGACGGCTAAAAAAATGGGTAAAAATTTTTATCATAATAGGTTTTGGGATTGGGTATCAAAGATACATAATAGATTTGGCAACTGGTTATGGGCTAAAAGATGGAGAAATTTCAAAAAATGATAACTTGTAAAGACTGCGATAAACTTTTTAATCTGGATGGAGTAAAATTAAAAACAGTTCCATTCCAATCTAAGCTACTGGGCAGAATGGAATTAAAAGATTTTGATAAGCAAAGTTTTAATCAATTTGATAATTATTATGATTATATGGACCAGCTTTCAATATCAGGAGAAAGTTTTTCTGTTTTAGAAGATAACTATAAACCAATGCTTTGCTGGGGTATTGTGCCATACTGGAAAGGTGTCGCAGAATTATGGATGATACCAAATATTTGTTTACCTAAATATAAATTTAAGTTCCATAAAACAGCATTAAAATTTTTAGAATATGCTGCTGAACGTTATAAACTACATAGGATGCAGGTTTCTGTCCATTCTTTGAATACAATATCTTGCAAATGGATAGAAAAATGCTTATTTCTTAAAGAAGGAATCTTAAAAAATTACGGACAAGATAAACAAGACTGGATTTTATATGCAAGGTACTTTTAAATAATGGGTTTTCTAATGCCAAAAGCTCCTAGTTTTCCTAGTCCTTCAACAGCTGCTACAGATGCACAAAAGGAACAAGAGGAAAGATTAAATAGGAAAGAATTAAGTGAACGAAAGCAAATCGCTGCTAGACTAAGATCAAGAAGAAGAATGTATCGTGAAATGTTCGGTTCGGACACATTAGGTGCTGGAGCTACAGCTACGGCAGATACAGGTACTGTTAGAAATCCAAGAGAGGTTTAGATGGGCGGTAAAGCTGGATTAAAATATTTTGGTCAAAAACTGACAAAACCATTAAAAGCAGGTAGACCAGGAGTAGGAAAATGGTCAAGAGAAGGAAAAGCATTAACAAATCCAGAAGATATAAGAGATGCAAGAATGGGTGCTTATTCTGTTTTAAATCAAGTGAGTAAAGAAGAAGTTTTTTGGGATGAAAGTGATGATATGATTAAAATGAAACCAAAACAAGTAAAACAAGTAGCAAAGAAAATGACAAAAGCACAACCGAAAACATTAGGAACAACTAGACATTCAAGATTTCATAGAAATCCTGCTGTTAGACGTGAAATGTATGGAGATATGGTTTTAGGTTCAGGAAAGGATTTAACATAATGGGCGGTTCTCCAGTATCATCTATAACAAGAGTTTTTTCTTCTAAAAAAGCAAGTGGAAGTGCTGGTTCTGAAAGAAGAACAGAAGTACAATCCAAATTTGACGCACCAAAAAAAACAGCAGCAGAACAACGCAGGATTCGTGGAAGAAGAAGCAGAAGGCAAAGACTGCAAACTGGTATGTTAGCTGGAGGAACAACATTAGGCACAGAATATTCAACAAGAAATCCTAGACAAAAAACAACATTGGGTGCATAATGGAAAAAATCTACATTAGAAATCCAAAATATAAAAATCAAGACAAAATTGATGAAACAATAAAAGGAATAAAAAAATTAGAAGAAGCTGCTAAAGAATCATTAAAATTAAAAAAATTGAAAGGAAAGAAAAAAAGTGGTAATGTGGAATCCAAAGAATTGGATGTTTGATTATTGTGATATTTGTAACTGTAGTCCAGAACAAAAAAAATTTAGAAGGAGATGTTATATGGAACACTTAGAAAAGTGGCTTACATATAAAATTCCTGCCTGGTGGGTTTTGCTAGGCGTGGGTTTATATATTTGGCTAGGATAAAATTATGATGCGATTAAAACCTGAAGAAGTGCTAAAACGCTATAGTGCTTCTCAAAATAAAAAGGAACAATGGCGTAGCATATACGAAGATTGTTATAAATATGCTTTGCCACAAAGAAACCTTTACGAAGGTTACTATGAAGGAAAATTGCCTGGACAAGACAAGATGGCAAGTGTTTTTGATTCAACAGCAATATCATCAACTC